TATCACCATCATCTTCAAATTTTTGTAATTCTGGAAAACTTATAACAAGTTTTACAGCATCAACTCTTGCAGGATTTGGTACATTTTTTGAAGGGTCCGCGTCATCTGGTATTGTTCTTGGATTGCTGTCTGTAATAGTTAAAACTCTACCGCCACTTGCCTGAGTGCAACTTAATCCTCCTTGTGCTGTAATTTCATTTTGACCTTCACTACCCTCGTTTTCTATATTTTGTAGTGGAGTCTGTGAACTGATACCATATCTTGCTCTAAAAGTTACATCTGAATAATTAAAATCGCTGTTTGACGTATTTTGTACTCTGGTTAAATAATCGTCCGATTCTTTATTAATATTTAAAATTGACGTATC